CACACCAGATCAAGGAGCATCTGCTAAAAAACCGCATTTTCCCAAAGTACGGGAAAGGCGGATATTTCGGTCTGGAGAGCAATCCCATGACACGGGGAATGTACGCCCAGTACGGCATCGGGGCGGTTCGGGTAACTGATCAGGAACTGATGATGCTACCGGGCTGATCGTTGACACCAGCTTACCCGGCATGGAAGCCGGACAAGGCATTGAAACAACCCGCAGCAACTGGGTCTTCGACGAGAAGGTCGCCCCGCATTTCGATGAGCACGTTCGAAAGAGTGTACCGGACTATGATCGGATTCAGGATCTGGCGGCGAGTTTCGGCGACTGGTTCCTGCAGGATGGCGGAACGGTGATCGACCTTGGGGCCTCTACGGGGGAGACCTTGCTGAGAATCCAATCCCGCAATCCCCAAAAGGACATCAAGGTCATCGGCTACGACAACTCACGTGCGATGATCCAGCAGGCCAAGGCCAAGGGGGTGGACGTTCATTTCTGTGACCTCTCGATGCTCACCCAAATCAGCGGGCATGACTACGGAGTATCCCTTTACACCCTCCAGTTTCTGCGTCCAGGAGCCAAGCAAACGGTACTGTCCGTATGCTATGACTCCCTCAAGCGTGGGGGCGGCTTCTTCGTGGTGGAGAAGGTTCTCGGCAGCATTCCGGAGTTTCAGGACATGACCCAGTCGCTCTATTGGGACATGAAGCTGGAGAATGGCCTCAGTCCTCAGGAAGTGCTAAACAAGTCGGCTGCCCTGCGGGGTCAGATGTTCCCCCAGACCGTGGCCGAGAATGAAGCACTGTTCCGAAGGGTGGGATTTGTCCGCTATGAACTGGTCTACCGGCACCTTCAATTTGCCGGTTGGCTCCTCATGAAGTAATCCGGATGTGGAACAGCAAAATTTTGATGAACAGGCTGCGCAGAAGGTCCTCAACAAAGATTTTGAGAACCTGATTCGAAAAGTCGGTGCGGGCAGAACCCTGACCACAGCTGAGCGGGCTCTGATCGAGGCTCGGGCATCCGGCAGTTCCAAGACGACCGCCTACGCCAAGACGATTGTCGAACTGGCGGAAATTCTCGGGGTGACCAGGCGAACGGTCAACATCTGGAAAAAGATGGATGGCTCGCCGAAGCCGCTTCCGAATGGCCAGCATGATGTGACTGCTTGGCGAGAGTTTGTCAGGTTAAACGGACTCAAAGGAGGGAAAGACGTTGCTGGGGCAAATCAAGAGGGGCTTAAAGCTCGGCGTCTACTGGTGGACATCGAGGAGCGCGAATTGAGGCTCGCCATCAAGCGGGGCGATTATCTGCACAAGGAGGAGGTTCGCCGAAACATCATCGAAGGCATGGCCCGCCTCTTCGCCATCCTGCACAAGCGCCTTGAGGACGAGTTGCCACCGCTTTCCTGCGGCAAGGATGCTGTGGGAATCCGGGAGGACAATGCCAAGGCATTGGATGAGGCACGCAAGCAGGCCTACGAATTTTTCAGCGGATGGACCGAAGTATGAACGGTGAAATTGCCAGCATGTTTGCGGAGGGCGTAAAGCCTCCTGATCGACGGCCTCCCTGGGAGTGGGCGGAGGAACACATCGCCACTATCCCGTATTCGCCGATGCCGGGCCGCTTCCGCTCGGACAACTCTCCCTGGGTGCGCGAGGTGATGGAGGCAATTGTCGATCCACGGGTAAAGGTCGTCTCGATCCTTGCTTCGGTGCAGTCCTCAAAGACCACGGTGCCCGAGCTGACGCTTTGCTACATCATCGCAAACTTACCGGGACCGACCCTTTGGCTCGATCAGACGGACGAGGACGCGAAGGACCAGTCAGAATCTCGTATTCAAAAACTCTTTGATGAATGCGAGCCGGTTAAATTGCTCTTCCATCGCGACCGGCACAAGAAGCGCAACCACACAATCCACTTCGCCAATGGCATGACGCTTTGGATTCTCGGGGCGCATAATAAGACGAACCTTCAGCGCCGCTCCATTCGCTGGTTAATTGGTGATGAAACGTGGAGATGGCCTACGGGACACATGGCCGAAGCAGAAGCCCGCGTGACCGCGTTCGGGTGGCTTGGGAAGTGCATCTTCATGTCCCAAGGGGGCGAGGAGAATGATGACACCCACCGGAAGTTTGAAACCACCGACATGCGCGAGTGGACATTTGCTTGTCCAGAGTGCGGTCACCGGCAGCCCTTTGAATGGGAAAACGTAGAGTGGTCAAAATCAGCCCGTGGATCCGATGGAGAATGGGATTTTACGGAGGTTCGAGCGACCACCTCCATGCGCTGCTGTGAGTGCAACCACTACTTCCCGGATTCGGATGCTGTGCGGCGGCAATTAAACGCCACAGGCAGATTTGTTCGCACCAATCCAAATGCCTCCTTGGAGAACGTCGGGTTTCATTGGAACGCGCTTTGTGCAATGTCATGGGGTAAGTTGGCTGAGTTATACCTCCGGGCAAAGGCCGCCGCTAGGCAGGGCGATACGACACTCCTACAACAGTTCTACCAGAAGCGCCTCGCACTCCCTTGGAGGGAATATGTGGAGGACTTCAAGGCTGATATTACCCGCAGTGGCTACCGGATGGGCGATCCGTGGGCAGGGGAGGGGTTCCTGACTTCTGGAAATGTTGTGGTGGATGAACCGGTTGATCATCTGACATGTGTCCCACTGCGCTTCCTCACGGTTGACGTACAGATGGATCACTTTTGGCTGGTTGTCCGGGCATGGGGTGCCGATGGCTCTTCGCGGCTTTTATGGTGCGAACGGGCTCTTACGTGGGAGGATATTGAGCGGGCACAGGCGCGCTTTGAAATCCATGGAAGCCTTGTATTTGTGGACGCCGGTTACAACAGCTACGAGGTATATCGGCAGTGTGCCAGTCATGGCTGGACAGCTCTTATGGGCGACCATCGCCCGACTTTTATGCACAAAGTGGGACCCGGTCGCAGGGTTCAACGATTTTACTCTCCGGTTCGCAAGGTCTATGTCGCCAACGGCCTGATTTGCCGGATGCATTACTGGTCGAACTTAAACCTGAAGGACACGCTTGCGCGCTTGCGCCGAAATCAGGATGGCAGTCCCCCTTGGGAAATTCCCGAGGATATCCCCGAGGAATACCTCCTGCACATGGAATCTGAGCACCGTATCAAGAAGGGCGACAAATGGATGTGGGTCCAGATCGGAAAGCGCCCGAATCACCTATTTGATGCCGAATGTCTCCAAGTCGTTGGCGCGACCATGCTCAAGATCATCGGACGGGAGAGCGTTGACACCGTTGAACCATCCGATGGCAGCGATAGATTATAGCATCGGGTTCACCCAAGCCGAGGTCGAAGAGATCCTCGCCGCCCAGAAGGCTGAACTGAAGAAGACCCTAGCCGCTTATGCCAATGATGGCTCGAGCGTGACCAAGCGCCGAATTGACGAGATCCATACAATCATAGCGGCCTGTCAGAAAGCTCTCCAGAAACTTGCCCCAGCGACCTACGGAAAGCCGCTCAAGACCTCTGCGACGGGCTTTGTGGGGTATTGCGAAAAATAAAACCCACCTTACTATGGATAGCAAGGTGGGTGCTTTGAGGACCTAATAAATTAAAATGCAAAGGATATACCCATCTCGCCTATGTTGTCGTAGGTATCGAGTTTGTGATCATACAAATATCTATAGCCGATTTTGTAATCTGCTGTGTCGGAAATTTCAAACACGGCACCAACTAAACCTTGTAATGCAAAAGTCTCATAACTGGTACCCCGAGGACCGTCTCCAATTATCGCACCAAACCCAAATCCAAGGTAAGCATTTACATTGTTAGATTGGTTAGTACTAAGTTTGAAATTTGCCATAGCTGGAATGACATCGATTGAATATTTTTCGTAATAAGAAACGTCCAATTCCATTGCGGCATTAAAACTTTCTGAATTGTTTATAGTCCACCCAACTTGTGTCGTGAAACCAACCTTATCTATGGATTCAACATAAGCTGCGCCTATATTTACGTAGCGTTCTGCTGATAGGAACGATTTACAAGCCATAATGGCAACGATACTCAATACTAATTTTTTTGTCATAAGTCAGTAAAAGGTTTGTATCTAAAAAAGTGTGTCAATAAAACAAACTATGGTTATTTGACACGCGGCTGCTGCCGTGAAGATCCTTCAGCGCATTGCACGTATTCTGTCGATTTCCCCTTACGAAGCGGCCAATTACTCGCCCCGTCGTTCCCGGGTTCCTGGGGCCGCGCCTAGCGACGCCAAAAAGGAACTGACTCCACACGCCCGGCGTGAGTTGGTGCGCAAGAGTCGGTACCTGAACAAGAACAGCGGCTTCGCCCGTGAGGTCGTGGGAGACATGGCGATCTACTCGACTGGGGATGGAATCCGACCGCAGGCGCAAACGCAAGATCCGGAATGGAACCGAACCGCCGAGGAATACTTCGAACGTTGGGCCAACCGCCCCGAGATCACCAACCGGTTCTCCTTCGAGGAGTGTCAGAATCTCGTTTGCCGGGGCATCGACGTGGACGGCGAATACTTTGTCCTAAAGGTGCGTGATCGCTTCGGTCGCGCCCGCATCCAGCTTGTGGAATCGCACCGCGTGGGATCCGGAGCCGATGACCCGGATTCCATTGATGGCGTGCTCTTCGATGAATTCGGAGCACCTTTGGCGTACATGGTTCAGCAGGATGACGCGAGTTACCGTCCGGTTTATGCCAACGCGGTCATGCACGTCTTTGAACCGGAATTTGCCAGCGGAGCGCGCAATCACCCGACCATGCAGCACTCGATCAATCACATCTTGGACGAGATGGAAATGCTCGCGCTTGAGAAGCATGCGGTGAAGGACAACCAAGATGTCTCTCGGATCATCAAGCGGCAGGAAGGCACCCTCGAGGACGATGGCGACTTTCGGGTTTCACCGGATACGGGCGAATTGGCAGAACAGACCGATCCGACTGCGATCCAAAAGATTGTCGGCGGGAAGGTGGTTGCCCTGAAACCGGGCGAGTCGATGGAGAGTTTTCAGTCCAACA